TCCATTAATAACATCTCGGCTATATGTTGATAGTAATCGCCATGATCGTACATTTTAATGAATACTTCTTTAGTTAAGTCTAATAAGCTAGCTACATCACAACCGTGAGTAGAAAATGAGTCATGTATTGCAGCGAAGTCACCGTCCCAATGGTGTATAATTAACGCCATATGAGCTGCATCCATACTGTGAATAAAGTTTGGGCTTATACCCGAAGCAAAGCCACCAGGACTTGCTATCTTTTTGCCGTATACAAGGCGGTGTTCCTTGCCGACATGTTGGATTCTCATATCCGATATCCAACTCTTCCATTTGATATCTTCCATTACGTAATTTTCATATCGTACTGGAAATCCAGATGGAGTAGTCCACTCAATAACAGGCTCATTCAAGTCTGCTATAATGTGGTTTGCTATTGCTTGTAGATAACTCATAGTTTCTAACGGACCGGGACAAACTTCATCTATCGCTTTAATTAGATTAAAAGATAGATCATTACAGTCTGACATAGATATATTATACTTACTATGGAATCCTTCAGCGTAGCAATCAGCGTACATATTTAATGCTATGGCTAAATGACCTGCGCTATAAGCTCTAGTCATAGACCCACGTTTAGAGATACCTTTACGGATATGTTTCATAGGCATATCACGAGACTCAAACCACTCAGGCATACGAGCTATTAAAGCTTTAGCCGTTTGTACATAGAAGTCTTTAGGTATTTCTGTTTGAACTAGACCAACAAGCTTACCAGCTTCTTTGTCTTTAGATATAGCAGCCAAGTGTTGCCATCCATTATTAGATCCATCAATAGGAATAGGAAGGTTTATATAGTAATCATTCTCAGGAGATTGATCCCATAAAGTACACCATGCTTTACAACAAGCAAGAAAGCTAACAGGCTTCTCTGCTTTATCATGGATAGTACGGTTGATCCAAGTATTTCTGATAAAGTCTTCGTTATTAGAGACCCATTTAACTCTATCATCAATAGTCATTTTATCAACTGAGATGTCTGTCAACCCTTCATTTTCCAAGTGACTCTTATAATCAGCATCACACCACTCAGGTATATTATCAATAGTATATGATTGATTATATGTACAGGCTGTATGTACTGCAAAGTAATACAAGCCTTCTTCAGTCATCGGTTTAGCACTTGCGAACTTAAGTAGACCACGCTCCATGTCTTTACCTTGATAGTTTAAGTAAGACTCTCTGTAGTATAATCTACCACGATAATCTGTATCTACATATTGGAAGAATACTTTATTCTCTAATGCTTCAGCTTTCTGAACAGTCATATTATAAGCATCAAACTTACTACGGTTCTTTAATAATACTAGCTTAGCATTCCAATTAGTAGCAGCGTTATCGTATTTCTTTTGAGCTTTAACCAATGGCTTTTTGTCAGGTTTATTACGTAGTTTATTAGTTAATCTTCTTAACTCTCCGTAATACCTTTTCTCTAAGGATTTATTACCTAAGTCTGGTTTAAATACTACACCATTCCAATATAAATCCTTTCCTTCCAACTCTTTATTGTTACCAAATATACAATAGCGGTAGTTCTTACCGGTCTCATCTGATACTTTAAGAGTTTCAGTTACAAACTTACGTTTGTTTTTCTTAACCGCTTCTAAGATATCACTATCAATAGTCCAAGCTGTCTGCTGCAATTTGTTTATTGCATCTACAAATGGTTCATCTAACAACTCTTTAAATGATTCGGCTTTATCGAAACCCCAATGCTTTATTACTGGGTAACCATTCTCTTGGAATAGATTATGAATACGGTTTATCTTCGTAAACGAAGTGTTCTGTATTAACTCGTTTACTACGGCACTGGGAAGTGATCCAATTTGTAACCACTTTTCAGAGGTCTCTATCATATACGGAGCTCTACTGAAAGGCTTCTTACCAACAGGATTAGCTTCCCATTTTATTTGAGCTTCAGTTGGAGCTCTAAATATCTTTATGTATCCACATTCATAGAACGCTTCAAGAACTAGGTCGCCAACAGTTACGTCAGCTCTAAACCCTAGCTCTACTCCCTTCTGAAGCAACACATTCTTACCTATAGCAACCGAAGCTGCTGTAAGTTTACATGTTGCTGATTCAGAAGTTGAAGTCTTTGTGAAGTGGTATTGCAGTATAGTTAATGCGTCATATACTAACCGCTTCGGATCCAGCTTGTGTTCGTTCACCAGCTTTACTGCCCACCTCTGCGGTGTATTTATAATTTTCTGTTCTAAATACTCTATTATGTTCTGCATTATTTCTCCTAGTTTTGCGGAACGGATTATGTGTAACGTTAAACAGGTCACACCCATTCCTTAAGCAACATTTTATTTCATGAGACTCTACTACAGTAGCTTCTTTATCTGTCATCTGTCCACCTTTAATCACAACAACATCTTGTATCTTGTGGACAGACAACTTATCAAGCAACCAAATATGGTGGTCATAACCACGGTTAGTTATCTGGTATGCTCTATGTAAAGTACCCTTACCAACGTATACTACGTTATCCGTTTCCGGATCTTTATGAAAGTACACACAGTACATATCTTCAGGATACTTTACAACTTCATGGGTATCTTCTCTAATCTCTATCTGACGCAATTTCTACTCCATATTTCTTGAGTAGTTCTAAAGGTTCTGTGTCAGGAACTCTAAGATCTAGCTCTTTACTAGGTTTACAGTATACTTTATCGTATACTAGTCTCTTAATACCCGCCTGTAATATGAGTTTAGTACACTCTTTACAAGGCGAGTATGTTAGATATAATGTAGCACCTTCAGAAGAAGAAGTTGAAGCAGCCAATTTAGCTATAGCATTTGCTTCGGCATGAACGACTTCCCACTTAGTGTTTCCAGCACCATCGCGGGTTTCATTAATCATACCATGGGGAGTGCCATTCCAACCATAACTAAGTATCTTATTACCATTAGCTATAACTGCTCCAACTTTATAAAGGTTATCACGAGATCTTTCACCAACTACTTCGGCCATCTTAAGATACATGTGATCGTCTTTAGATAACATCAAAGCTATCTCCTTTCTGTAATCTACCAGTGTGCATATTATAATTACTTATACCTGCTGGTCCAGTTAATCCAGTAAACCTTGACTTTAATACGGTCAACTGAATTTGATTACGATCTTCTTCATTAGGTGCGACAAGGTTTCTTGAGAAAGCTATAATATCAAATGATATTTGTTTGATACTACCACTACCCTTTATGTCATCGATAGAAGCCATGTTGCCTTCTTCGAAAGCTTTACCACCTGACTTACGTAAGTGACTTACTATACCTAACCAGATGTTATGCTTCTTAACTACCTTAAGTAGATCAGACATAACCTTGTCAACCGCTTCGTTGCCTGATAGTCCTTCACTACCTTCAGATACAGCTATAGTTATATGGTCTAAGAATAAATACTTACATCCCATAAGAGCCATATACTCTATCTTATCTAGCAATGAACTATCTTCAACAGAACCTTGATGATCTAATAAAACAAGACGTTCGTCTTTAAATACCTTTTCAAAGCCGGTTCTCATTTCATCTTCACTTATAGGTTCATCACCACCAATACGTTTATTAATAGTCATACCAATAAACTTCTCAGCGGTATCACCTACACTTTCTTCAAGAGATATTAAACCAATACGGTCATCTTTAGTAGTAGATAGTAGATGCCATATGATCTCTTTTATTACAGTAGATTTTCCAGAACCAGTACCACTAGTGAACAAAGTTATTTCACCATGTCTCATTCCCTTTAGTTTATCATTTAAACCTGTTAAACATTCAGGATAAGGTACTGACTCAACGTTCTGGCGTTCAACAAACTTATCCCATATACCTTCACCAGTGAGGATACCAGCAGGATTATATTGTTGAGCATTCCAGATAGCATGAGAGATTTCTTTACTTCCTCTCTTCATAAACAAATCACTAGCATCTTTCTCTTCGACAGTTACTACTTTTACTTTGTCAAAGCCTATAATCTTGCTTGCTTGTGATATAGCTTTCTTACCTGCTTCATCATTATCAAACCATAGTATTATACTATCGAATCTTCTGATCCAATCTCGGTTATCTAATAGTATTTGTAGTTGATTAGCAGAAGGAATAGATACTACAGGATAAATCTTTTTGTTTATATCTAACCAAGCTTGCCCTATAGATAGAGCATCGAGCTCACCTTCAGTTATGACTAGCATTTTACCACCACCATTAAACTTATCTTGTCCAAATAGTTTCTTTGGTTTTCCTACTAATCTAAATTCTTTAGGTAATATTCTAATTTTGTAGCAGTCATCTCCATAAGGATAGAAATGAGCTGGTTGGTCGTTATACTGATGAGTCTTTACTCCAAAGTATTTTACTACCTGCTCCGAAATATTGCGACTAGGCATACTATGCCCAGGATAGTTAGAAATATCGGTGATGTCAGGTTGTTTATTATTATTTGTATTGGTAACGGGTTCAATAATATTATCTCCTTTATTATATTTACCACATGCAAAGCAATAAGTGTGGTCATCAGATGGATCGTGCATTAACCCATCTGAACTACCACAATCCTTGCATTCATATCTAGCATTGTCGTTTAACTTCTTCAACATTTATCTCCAGTCTTTCTTCGCCTCGCTTTACAAGATGTTTGTAAGCAGCGATCTCATAACAGTATTTATCATTCCAATCGAAAACTTTTTGCAAAGCATCTAAAGACGGTTTGAGTACGTTATCAAGGTCCGATGCTCTGTTACTAAAGAACGCATTGAAAGTAACTTTTAAGTCAGCAGTCTTCTCAAACTGCCAACTCATTTCGTTAGTTGATTCTATAAAATTACTAAGAAACAACTTGTATTCTGTCGTCGGATACTTCTGAGCGAAGTTCTTTCCGCTCTTCGTTCTCACTGCCCTCATCCCTTCCATTCGGTTTGCTGACATTGGTTTCCCGTTTATAACGATCTTCATAGTTCCACTCCTCTAGATCCCATGTACGTTTCATATATATTAGATTGCCGATCATATTAAGTTGTTTCTCCCAACCATTTCCATATAATCTTTTCCACTGGTCTACTACAACAGACATACGAGTGTCATAAGTAGTATCTGCTAAAGCTTTCTTAGCAGTCTTGATTCCATATCCCTTCTTTAGTTTAGGTATGTCATCACCAGCATCTCCAATAAGTAACTGAACACAGAAATTAAGATCAGCTTCTTCATCATCGACAAAGTAAACTTCTTTCTTGTTATAGTTATAATGATTTCCAGCAATTTGATTTATGTCTTTATCAATATGCGCAATCACAAAGTCTTCATCAGCAGCTCTTGCTTCATAAGCCCATATAGAAACTAAGTCATCAGCTTCCATACCATCAGCAGCAACAGCTCCCCATTTATCTGTAAGATATTCGTAAGCATTATTAAGTCTATTCTTTAAACCTTCTTCTAATTGAGTATCTTTACGAGAGGATTTATAATCAGAATAGATATTGTAACGAAAGTTATTCTTACCTTTAACAGCAATATAAGTTTCATCAGCAAAACAATCAGCAATAGAATCTTCGATTATCTTACGAGTAACTAATCGAGTATCATGTTGAGTGTCTTGAGTACAAGCAGCTTTAAATAAAATACTATCGGCATCAATAAATAATTTCATTTGATTCCCTTATTTTTATCACGTTTACGGTTATACTTTTTCTTATTAGGTATAACTTGTTTAGGTTTCCTATTGCGCAATAATGCTCGCGCAACAGGGTTTATTATAGATTTAAAAGTTATTCTCATTGATAGTATATCTCCGGTTTATCGTTGTTTTTAAGATGTACTATGTCAGCGTTATACAAAGGCTTTTTAGTTTCTTTATTAACAAATGTAGAATGTTTATAAGGATTATAAGTCGCCTGCTTAGGCATACTAAAATAGTCTTCACTGTTCTGTATATTAGATAGTGTACCTCTAACAAAGGCATGGACATTCTTCTTACGTTCAGTTAAAACTTTAGCACGACCAGCAGGTTGAACTACAAACTCAGCATCTTTTATAAACACATCATTGCTATGTAATATAACTATACCTTTATATCTTACTGAGAATATCTTCTTATGTAAGTTATAGTATACGTCTACCTTAGACATCAATGTACCTCCGCGTAAGACTTACCTATTACATAGTCACCACCATCCATACACTCAACACCAAACCATTTAGGTGCTTCACGAAAAGATTCTTGTAGGATTTCTCCAACACGGTTAGAATCTTTATCACTTGCTATCCAAGCTTGTTCATCATGGTAGAATATAGCAGGATAAGCATCAAGCTTTTCCTCTTTAATCTTATTCATAGCATAACTAACAGAGGCTTTACAAGTAATACCTTCAGCAGTTTGAAGTAAGTAATTAAGAACTTGGTAATCAGACCTAGCAAATATCTTACGACCATCAAGAGCTGGTATAGACCCATACTTATTGAACACAGATCGTAGTTTGTTAACTAGTCTTTCAAATCCTGGTAAGTTAGCCATGAATTTTCTTCTAGCTTCTTTACCCTTAGGTATACTACTAACTCCTGTAAGAGTTTGTCCAAGCTTAGCATCACCTGCACCAAACAGAACAGCATAAAGAAATGATTTAGCTAAAGGTCGAGAGCAATTAAGAACAGCTGCGTTACGAGCATGTTGGTCTCCATTAATAACTAGATCTGTGTAAGATTTATCTCCTACATAATGGCATAGCCCACGTAACTGGTTGCCAGCACTATCAGCACCAACAACATTATAACCTGGTTCAGAGATAAATAATTCTCTTAGCATTTTACCATAGTCTGCATCAACTGCAGGGAGATTAACAATAACTTCGTGACGACATCTAAAAGAAGGCGTA